TAAGTTATTAAATAAAATTGGCATTGATGAGCAGGTCGAAGTTTGCATTGAGTAAATATAGAGAGCGTGAAAAAATGCTAGTTAAGAAATACAGAAACAAAAAGACAAAGCAGAGTAAGTTTAAGTTTACTTTGTTTTGCATCGCGGCTTTTGTAGTTGTAAGCCTGGTTGTTTTATTTGGATTTATGCGAGGTTAAATATGGATTGGAAAAATACATTAAACAGCATCGCGCCTACAATTGCGACCGCATTAGGTGGCCCACTTGCGGGTGCAGCTACAAAGTTTATCGGTGACAAACTGCTAGGCAATGAAAATGCAAGCGAGCAAGATATTAGCGACGCTATATTGGGTGCTAGCTCTGCCGACTTAGCAAAACTAAAGCAAATGGATTTAGAATTCAAAGCTGAAATGAAAAAGCTTGATGTTGATGTGTTTGAGATTGAGGCAAAAGACAAACAGGATGCCAGAAAGAATCACAAGCGCTCTAACATGCCAGCAATTCTAAGTATTGGGTTAACGGTTATAGTTTGCGTGATTGTATTCTTATTGTTTTGGTTAGAGCCCCCAGAGGGTGCGCGTGAGGTGCTTTACATGCTTCTTGGCATGGTTCTTAAAGAGTGGGGCGGTTCAATGCAATACTGGTTTGGTACAACGCGAAGCAGTAGTGAAAAGACAGAGTTAATTAAAGGTTCAAAATGAGCGATAACGTAGAAAATGTAGACTTTGGCGTAAAGACTGGTGCGGTAGCAGACTTTGAGCGAGAAATGGAAAATGTTATCTGGCAATACGCAGAGCATATGACTGTAGCCGAGTTGCTTGGTACGATAGAATGTGTAAAATACAAAGTAATCAACACCATTGATGATTGTTGATGTCCTAAAAATATATTTGATCAAACAAAAAGCGCTAAATAGGCGCTTTTTTATTGCGTAAAATAAAGTTGCAATGAACAATATTTGTGTTTATACTCGGTGCAAATAAACAAAAGAGGTGATTTATGAAAATTGCAGAGTTAAGAAAGTGCGGTGCGATAATAAATAGACAAGGCATGTCTCAAATGGCTATTGATGCTATTGAAGATTTTGACGGCAGCTATAAAGGTGTCATGGAGTTATGCGGCAAGTTATCGGTAATCGCTAAGATGGCAAGTTGTGATAATTATTGGAGTGAGCAAGTCTCTAGAGGTGTGCGTAAGCAAGAGTTTAAAGTTGAGGAAATCCTGGAGGGAAAATGACACCTTCACAATACATAAAATCAAAAACCAGTCACCTAAAGGCTACTGTAACTATTGAAATGGTAGCCAATAGCGTTGATAAGCATAAAAACACCATTGCTAACTGGTACAAAACAAACCGCAAGCTATTAGATGCTTGCATATTAAAAACAATTAAAGATTTAAGTGAGTGAATTATGCTAATAGCAAAGAAGGTTAAAAAGACAAAGTTACACACTGTAACTCACATGCACTCAGATAAAACAGGCGAGCTTTACTATCATTTTAACTATCATGATGGAAGTAAGTCTTATTTAATAAAAGCGAGTGAATTATGATTAAATGGCTAATAACTAACATACTAATGGGTGGATATGATGACTAAAAACGCAATTACAGTAATAGACCAAGAGTTGATTGATTGGTTTGGCAATGGATTTGTAGTCGATATAAACAATCCAGATATTGTTATCGCAAAAGTAGAAGAGCTGCTTAATATGGCTAAAGACCTAATAGAGATTAACGCAGAGCTAACTAAAGAACTGCAAAAGAAAAAAGCCTCTTAACGGGGCTTTAACTTTAATATATAATAAAGAGGATTTTAACTAATGGAGATTGAAGTATGGGTACAGGCGAGCAACGCGATCGTGATAACGGTGGCGAAACAAATAAAGACAATAAGTAGCACTGACTTATTATTCTACTCACTCTATGCGGCAGTAATGTTAATTGGAGTGAGCTTTAAAATAGAAGCTGCAAAACCATCAAAAGTCCTTCCTTTAATTTTAACTCTTTTCTTTTCCGCGCTTGCATATCATCTCATGCTCAACGAGAAAGAATCTAATTACTACATAATCACCACAATGTTTTACGTACAGGCAATGTTTTACTATTCTAAGGTGAATTTAAAAACATCAATAGCTTGTGCTATCATGGCGTTATATCTTTTCACCATGTCTAGGGAAGCGGCCTATTATGAGAATTATGGATCATCCTTTAGCGATGTACTTCACGATTCTTATTGGATGGTTATATTCCTACTTCATTGTGTTATCTGCGGTTCCTTTTTTTCTAGACGTGAATACAAGAGAGCTTACATGGGGCTGCGTTCATACATATGTCGCGCTTAGATTGCTAGAAGGTCTATATTTGCTATACTATCGCATAAGATACAAGCAAATGTTAACTTTTAAATATGTCGAGCCAGAACGAGATAACAGAACTACGCAGTGATATTAAAGAGCAAACTAAAGAGATTGCCAACTTAACTACAAGCATCACTCAATTAGTCGAAAGCTATAAATACCACAAAGAAGTAACAGACAGTCACACGCAAGAGATTAAAGTTTTGCATGAAGCTAATAACAATACTGATGCAAAGTTTAATGATTTTCTGCTTGAATATAAGCCTGTTCTAGACCAGGCAAAAGCCAATAACGATAAGTACAAAGACACACTGTCAGAAGCAAAGAGGTTTTTTGATGGCAGAAGTGTCACAAAGCAAAGAGCAGTTACAGCCGTTGTTTGTGCATTTTGCGTTGCTGTAGGCGCTAAAGCCCCAGACGTATTAAAACTATTTATGTAAAGAATACACCCGACAAGGACCAAAGCCATTAGTTTGGCTTTTTTTATATCTGTGTTAATATAATCACACAGCAATTAGTTGTAATTGTTTTTGTAAATCTTCATAATTCACCTCAAAGCCCATTCTTGATCAGTTTGGGCTTTTTTTATGCCTATGTTAAAATAAAACAAACATTAACCGATAGCAGGAGCTATCAACATAAACTAGCAGGAGTTAGTTAATGTCTAAGTTAAGCGATAAGCAAGAGATGTTTTGCTTAGAGTACCTAATAGATTTAAATGCAACACAGGCGGCTGTAAGGGCTGGTTATAGCGAAAAGACAGCAACAAGTATAGGTAGTGAAAACCTTTCAAAACCTTATATCCAAGAGCGTATATCAGAGCTTAAATCAAAGCGCAATGAAAGAGTTGAAATTAACTCAGATTGGGTTTTATCTCAGCTTGTAGACATTCACAATTTAGATGTTGTAGATATTCTTGATAATGTCGGCAACTTTAAGCCTATAGTTAACTGGCCTAAGTCATGGCGCATGTATTTAAGCGGTTTTGATTTGTCAGAGTTAAATACTAATGACGTAGAAACCACGGTAAGGAAAATAAAGTGGCCTGATAAGGTTAAAAACCTAGAGCTTATTGGTAAACACGTTGACGTGCAAGCGTTCAAAGAAAGGGTTGATACAAACGTATCTGGTGATTTAAAAGTTGAACAGACTTTAACGGAGCGCTTAACCGGTGGAAGTAAGCGCTAATCACTTAAAAGCAAAAGAATACCTATCAAACATTGATAACCTGAATCATGAAGAATTAGCAGACGCTTTAACTTATAAATGGTTTAGGCTGAATACTCTTTACCACATCAAAAACAAGCAGGGTAAAAAGACCTTGTTTATTCCCAATGAAGAACAAGAGCAGCGCTTTATTGATCACCATGGTAGGGATTTAATATTAAAAGCTCGCCAGCTTGGTTTTACCACGTTCGAAATGATAGATAGCCTTGATGATTGTTTGTTCACTAACGATTATAACGCTGGCTGCATTTGTCACAACTTGGATAGCGCAAAAGACATCTTTAGGAATAAGATTAAATACGCTTACGAGAATATAACCGACGCACAGAAAGATTTGCTTGCTGAAATTGGCTATGAATTACCAGTGCCAAAAAGCGACAAAGGCAACGCATACGTATTCAGCAACGGCTCAGCAATTAAGGTTTCAACCTCCTATCGTGGTGATACACTTCAAAGACTTCACGTGTCAGAGTTTGGAAAGATATGTAAAAAGTACCCAGACAAAGCAAAGGAGATTGTTACAGGTGCTTTTGAGGCCGTTCCTGCTGATGGCGGTATAATAACGCTTGAGTCAACCGCAGAAGGTAAAGAGGGTTATTTTTACGAGTATAGCGAAACCGCTCGCAAGCTAAAGCTAATGAATAAAAAACTATCTGTGTTAGATTTTAATTTTCACTTTTATAGTTGGTGGAAACGCGCGGAATACTCTATTGATGGTGATATTGTTGAGAGTCTAAAGCCTTACTTTGCAGAACTAAAGGCGAAGCATGGTATAGATTTAACTGACGGGCAAAAAGCCTGGTATTCTTCTAAATGGAAGGTGCTAGGCGCAGATATGAAGCGCGAATATCCATCCATACCAAAGGAAGCATTTGAGCAATCAATAGAAGGTGCTTACTATGCTGAGCAGTTTAGGCAAATATACACTGATGGACGCATTGCAGATATTAACGGATTTGATAATTCGGGTGATGTTAATGTTGTTTGTGATATTGGTATTGGTGACTCTACTGCCCTATGGTTTTGGCGTTTGGTTGGTGATGAAGTTCATATTTTACATTACCACGAAAACAGCGGTGAAGGGCTAGGTTATTACCTCAAATATATTGAGGATACACTGACCAAAAATAAATGGTCACTTGGTAAGATTTACGGACCACATGACATGAACAATCGCGAGTTTGGTAGCAGAGGTAAAACACGTAAAGAGTTGGCGCAAGAAGGTGTTGAATATAACGGAGTTAAATACTCAGCAAGATTTGAAATAGTGCCAAAGCTTGGTGTTGATGACGGCATACAATTGGTAAGGACGTTACTGCCAAAATGCGTGTTTGATGAAAAATCATGCGAAAAAGGTATAATCTGTTTAGAGAGCTACCGCAAAGAGTGGAACGACAAACTTGGTTGCTGGCGTGATAATCCTTTGCACGATTGGGCGTCACATGGCGCGGATGCATTTAGATATTTAGCTGTTGTTGAAAGTAAGCGCAACAACTTATGGAATCCTTTTAACGGGTAATTAATATGCAAGTTAATAACAATTTAGTAAATAAGCAGTACAGCAAAGCGCTTAAAAAATGGCAGCTAGTTGAGGACTGTGTAAACGATGATGTAAAGAGTAAGGCTATTGCTGGCGCAAATTACAATGGTCAAGATGGTTACATTCTTGGCGATGGCCAAACACCTCGCACAGATAAGGGTTTTGAATGTTACGCGCTAAGACCAAGCTTTGATAACTATGTCGGAAATACTCTTGATGTTCTAATGGGCGCTATGTTCTTTAAAGATTACGAATTTAAAGTCGGTGAGCTAGAAGAATTGCCAGAGTCCATTTCTTATATCGAAGATAACGCAGACGGTAGCGGTTTAGGTTTTCAAGACCACTTGTTCGAAACAGCTCGTGAAGTTGCCTCAATTGGTCGCGTTGGTGTTTGGTGTGTTGTTATGGGTGATAACTCAGAAAACGCTCAAGCTAATCAGGTGCCGGCAAGTGGTCGCATATTCAAGGCAAAGCAAATTACAGACTGGTCGGAAACCATCATCAATGGTGTTAAGCGACTCAATTACGTGCAGCTAAAAGAAACATTCGAGCGAGTTGTTAAGAGTGGTGATGCGTTCAGTAAGGAATGTTACAACGTAGTTTATGAGTTATTCCTGGATGAAGGTGGCTTATATGGTGTTTATATTGACGACCAATCACAATCAGGCAATAAGTTGCTAGTTGAGCCGACTGATGGCGCAGGTAATCGAATGGACTATATTCCGTTTTATTTCTGCGGTGCTACGAACAACAAGCCGGACATTGGACAGGTGCCACTATACAAAATCAGTGATATTAATATCGCGCTTTACAACTCAGATGCAGCTAACGCGCAAATGATCCAGTTATACGCATTGCCGCTTATGTCGTTCAGTCTCAATGATGGAGTTTCACCTCAAGAGTTCTTAGACGTTAACGGTGTTGAGGGTGGCAAGTTAAGAGTATCTAATGCTGCTTATGTTGGCTGTGATATTTCAATGGCTCAGATTAACAGCTCGACAGTTGGTATCGAGTACAGCAAAGATAAGATTGACCGCATGGCACAGTTAGGCGCTCAGATTATCACAGTGGGACAAAACGAAACAGCGGAAGCGGCTCGTATTCGTAAATCATCAGGTTTGGCCAATCTGACACAAATGGTAGATAACTTGGAAGAAATGTACTACAACGTTATCGCCTGCCTGATGCGATTAAATAACGCAAACGGTGAAGCCGATGATTTCAAGCTAGAGCTTAACCGTAAATTCTTTGATGACCGCATTACACCGCAAATGCTACAGCAACTTATTGCAATGAACTACCAAGGAGCTTACAACAATGATGATATGTGGAAGGTGCTAAAAGATAACGGGCTAACACAAACAGAATCACCAGAGGATTTTGCAGAGTTAAACGGCTCGGACATTGCTTCAAGACCAATAGACCCTAACATGGATAACGAGGAAGAAGCAGAAGAATAAATTAGGGCTTGACTGCCCTTTTTTTATATCCTATTATGGCACGTAACGACACACAATTAACAAGGTGATTTATGAGAGATATTAAATTTAGAGCTTGGAATAGCATTGATAAAGCGATGGTTGATAATACTTGTACACTAACAAATTTACGTGGATTTATTAAATCAAAGCACTATCACCCAATGCAATACACCGGACTAAAAGATAAAAACGGCGTTGAGATTTATGAGGGTGATATTTTAAATTTCGATTGGAGATTGCAGGCGACAGGCGAACTGTATGCTGATGACTGTGAAAACATAAAGGGCGTTGTTTTATTTGAAAGCGCAAAGTTTGTCGTTAGGTACTTCAATAAGAGCATGTCGTTTGATCTAGCCGATGTAAATCAAGCCACCTTTGAAAGGTTTTGGCGTGAAACATACGTAACCGCAAAGGATTGCTACTATAAAATGACGGGATTTAAAGTAATAGGCAATATCCACGAAAACCCAGAGCTATTAGGTGATTTATGAAGCAGTATACGCTAAGGTCAATGCGCGACCTAACAACGCAAGAGCGCACTAAGTTACTAGATGAAATGTTTGAAATAGGCGTAAGAACAAGCGGGCCTAATTCACAGTTTATCCGCAAGGGCGTTTACATTCCTGATAATTTGGAGGTCGAAGAAGATGAAAAATAAACTAGATAAATTTTTGTTTGCGTTAGGGCTTGCTGCATCTACATGCATGTTAACCGCTTGCGGTGGCTCATCAACTGCAAGCGAGCCAGTAACAAAGCCAGAGGTTACTTTACCACCCACACCGCCTGAGCCTGTGTATCAATACTTATGCTTTGATATTGGCGGACAGTTCACGCTAACAGAAAAATGGTGGGAACACATTCATTGGACAATTAGAGCTGATGGTCAAGAAGATGTTTACGGAGAGTTTGACTATAGCTATAAGCGCAATCGTGTTTTGTTTAAGTACGAAGATAAGCATCAAGACAGTGTGACGGTGGATATTTACGCATATGACGGCTATCGCATGAGTGGAAACTACCACATACCAACGCGCAATGTTTTGATTTCTGGTGTTAACAAGGATGGGTATTCTAAGTTTGAATTCAATTTGGGTTATCGTGAAATGAGTCAATTTGATACAGGTATACCAAAATACCATAGCAGTATTAGCTTTGATGAATGCGTGAGTGGTGATTAATTAACACTCAGCACTAAACTTGCTATACTAGCCCTATTCAATATAGGGCTTTCTTATGCTTAGCGAAGACTTATTTTCAGCTATAACAACTAAATCAATTCTAAACCAGCGCTTTGCTACTGATTTAAACGAGCAAACAACCGCTATTTTATCTGATATGGCTAAGTGGCTTAGGCGCACTTTATATGACTATGAATCGCTATTTGGTGAGCCACCAACAGAGGCAAAAGTTAAGCGATTAAATAAGCTGCTGGGCATTGTAGAAAATCGACTTGATAAGATATACCAAGATATTGACGACCTATATTTTGAGTCATTCCAAAACCTAGCCAGTGAAGATGCTGATTTTATAGCTAATGCGATCAATCAGGATTTAACTGGCAATCTGTTAATACAAACTCCAGATGATTCTCGCCTGTGGGCTGCGGTAACAAATAACCCTTTGACATTCCCTGATAGCGCAACAACTCCATATGTTGACTTCAATAAATTTGTTAAATCACTTGGAGATAAGGCAGGGCAAATAGCAAATGCGATTGGCGGCGCTTATTACTCAGGATTAACTGTGCAAGAAACGGTGTCGCAAATAATCGGAACAAGAAAAAACGGTTATCGTGATGGTATGGTTGACAAGTCAAGACGCGATGCCGAAATGATTGTAAGAACCTCAACCAACCACATAACAACGCAGGTAAGAAATAAACTCTATGAAGATAACAGCGATATTGTGTACGGGTATAGAATTGTTGCAACTATAGATACGCGCACAAGCACAATATGTAAAACTTTGGACGGGAAGGTTGTTAAGCTCACGGATAGAGTTCAACCTTTACCGCCATTTCACCCAAATTGCAGAACTACAACTGTACCAGAGATTTACGGTCAATCGCTGAGTGATACGGCAGCAACTAGGGCGGTTAACTTTAAAAAGCGCGGTGATATTAAAAAAGGAACTGTAGGGCAAGTATCAGCACAAGAAACTTATCTTGATGTGTTAAAGCGTCAAAGTGCAGGACAGCAAGATTTGGCGCTTGGTGATGCGCGAGGAAAGATATTCAGAAACGCTGGATTAACCGTTGATGAGTTTAGGCGCGCCCTAGCTGATAACATGGGTAGACCTTTAACGCTCGCTGAAATGGCAAAGCAAAACAAAAAGATTTTAGAGTATATGCAATCAAGACCTGACTTAAAGAGGTATTTAGATGATTAATGAAGTGATCATTTGTGACGACCTTTCAGATGTTGAGCTAATCAACGGGATTACATACAAGTGCTTTGATGTTTACTGGTGGGAAATTGAAGTTAGCACCGGTGAGATTCTTGGTGATTTTGGCTACAAGTTGGCTAATTTGACCACATTACACTAAAGCGTTAAAATTAACTTGACTATTAACAGCTAGCAGGAGCTAGCGCCCATTCTTTCAGGAGAAATGAATGTTTACAGAAGAACAGCAAAAAGCTATTGATGATATGTTAGAAAAGCAGAAGCTTGAGCTAACCAATCAATTTGAAGAATCAATCAGCGGTTTGAAAGCCACCAATTCAGCGTTAAAAGCTGAAAAGCAAGAGGCTATCGACAAGGCAAAAGCAGAAGCTTTAGAGCTTGAGCAAAAAGCCATTGACGAAGCTAAGGCGAAGGGTGAGCTAGAAAAGGCGCTAGAGCTAGAAAAGGCTCAGCACGAACGCAAACTTAGTGAATACAGCGAAAAGCTAGGGGCGCGTGATGAAATGATTCTATCAAGTAAAAATAGCGTTGCTGTAAAAGATATTACTAGCAAGTTTGTTAAACAAGATAAGCTTTCACAACTAACTGCTAGCCAGCTTGTAAGTCACTCATTTAATGAAGATGGTCAAGTTGTAGCGCAGTATAAAAACCTAGATGGTGAAGTTGTGGCGAGTTCATTTGACGATTGGCTAGGGTGGGCGCAAAAAGATCCTGATATGCAGCATCATTTAGCAGGCTCTAAAGCGTCAGGCGTTAACCCAGGCTCACTTAAACCGATGAGCGGTGAAGCGCAAGAACAATTTAACAAACAGTCGCGTATTGACGACATTAATAAACGATTAGGAGCAGGCTAATATGGCTTTATCTAACATGCAGGTCTATAACAATGAGATTATTGGCCTAACAATTGAACTACTTGGTCAAGCTACAAATAAGTTTAACCAAGCATCAGGCGGCACTATTATTTTATCTACCGACGGTTTCCGCGGTGATTATGATAAAGAGTCATTCTTCCAGCAATTAGCAGGCGCACAGCGTCGCGTTAATCGCTATGGTACAAACAACGCTCAAGCATCAACAGCGCTTTCTCAAGGTGAAGTTGCAGGCGTTAAAGTTGCAGGTGGCTTTGGCCCTGTATTGTTTGAACCTTCACAAATGTCTTGGTTGCAGCGCAATCCAGGTGAAGCAATTACAGCAATTGCGGAAGGTTTTGCGGATGCTTTACTTGCCGACCAGCTTAACACGGCGGTTGGTGCTGGTGTTGCGGCTATTGAAAATCAAGCGGCATTAGTTAATGACGTATCAGCTTTAACTGGCGGTGCAGGCGCGTTAACTCAAACGGTTCTAAATGGCTCACATGCTAAATTTGGTGATATGTCATCAATGCTTACGGCTGATATTATGACCGGCGCGGCATACCATAAACTACTTGAGAAAGGCTTGGAAAATGGCGAGCGCTTGTTCGAATCAAGCAATGTTCGCGTTCAATCAATCCTTGGCAAAGTGTTTGTAGTATCGGACATTCCTTCACTATATGTTGCAGGCACACCTAACAAGCACAAGGTATTGTCACTTGTTAACCGCGGTATCGTTGTTGATAATACATCTGACGTTGTTTCTAACCTTGAAACTACCAACGGTAAAGAGCGCATCGAGACAACGTGGCAGGCTGATTACACGTTCGGCCTTAAAGTTAAAGGCTTTGCGTGGGATACTGCAAACGGTGGTAAGTCACCAGATGACACAGCTTTATTCACTGGCACAAACTGGGATAAAGCAATGGCAGAAGATAAGCACTTAGCAGGTACGCTAGCTATCGCTGACGCTGATCAATAAAGGTGACGCATGGATAAAGTAAAGTATTTACCTCATCCATGCTCCACTGAGACTAAAAAGGAATGGAACGCAAAAGGCTACAGAGTTGTAGATGAGCGTTTCAATCCAGAGCCAGCGGAGCAAGCCAAAACCTAAACGTAAAACCAAAAAAGCCGCTGAATAGTGGCTTTTTACTTATGCGGACATTAGAACATGAGTAATACGAGAAACCAGTTACTAGCTAAAATAGTATCAGCTAACGGCGGCACTGTAACAAATCAAAACAACAGGAATCAACTGTTAAGAGATTGGCTTGCCGCTATAACCACCTAATTGTATAATGATTTTGCGGTCGCCTTGGCAGGGCCGCAACTAGGGAGCGCTCCCAATCTTACTGCCATAACTGCCAACCATTAGGAAGATTGCTCAGAGGATGAGCCTTATACCTGCCAAGATAGTTTGACATTGGAGAAATGACAAATGTCTATTAGAAATGATTTGTTAGAAAAAATACTTTCAGCTATACAGTCAGGAACTGGTTTAACCGGAAGGGTGAATGTCACTAGTGCGGCTGACCTATCAGGAACGCTAGACTCAACAAAAGAATATTTTATTGACGGCGTTATTGACATGGGTAGTCAATCGATAGAAGTGCCTGCGGGTGGCTTATATTTATCTGGCTACAATTTCGACACATCAAAACTAATTTCAACAGTCGCAGGTTACACGATGTTTAAATCGCCTGTTGGCGGTAGTGGTAACATCCTTGGTAGAGATCTGACCTTTACAGTGAGCGGTGCTGGTTCATCCTTGTGGAGCATAACTGGCGCATCAGGCAATGAAGCGATAGAGTTCGATAAGGTAAACTTTAATGATTGCACATCACTTGGATTTATTGATGACTACAGACAGTATCTAGAGGTTGGGACGGGAAGGTTTGGCGGTACGCCTGCTTTAGAGTTTAGAGGTGCTTGGAATGGCGCAAGAATATCAACGTCAATTGTGCGCGGTATTTCTGGTTTGTCGGCATTGTTCAAAACAGGTTTAGGGTTAACCTTCTCGGGTCGATTTATTACAGATATTAACTGCGATCTACCAGCTACGGGCGCACTAACTGACCTTGGTGAATCAAACATACTTAACGATGAATCCATGGTGTTGCAAGGTGCTTTTATAACCCGCTCTGGCGTCATTAATCCAAATGATACAGGGATCACTCCAAATATTAGCGCTGACTCTGTTAAGTCAAATTGGGATTCTAACACCGGAGTGGCAAATACAAACAAGTATATAAAATCAATTTTAAGCGCTCAGGTTGAGACTGTAATATCTGCTATTGACACTTACACGCCATTACTGGGAACGTTTACAGTTGAAAAGTCTGTTCATTTTGCCCAGCCATCAAACGGTGAGTTTCAGTGCTTAACTGGCGTCGGTGACTATTTAATCACAGGCGACTTTGCAATACAGGGCACAGCAAATGACGTTATTGACATAAGAGTTACAAAATCAACTGATGGCGGTTTAACTTATCCTACCGAACTAAATCACATATCAAGAACTGTAAACAACCTAGTTGGGCCTAATGACGTTGCTTTCTTTCCACTTAACTTTATTGCAAATCTAGCTAAAGGCGACAGGGTTAGGGTTGAGGTAGAAAATAAAACGTCTAGCGATAATATTACCGCCAGACAAGACAGCTTTATCATACTGACAGAGGTGTAGAGCAGGTAAAGAAAAGCGTGACCTAAAAAGTTATATTGATTAATAAATAAAAATAAAAAAGGCGCATTACGCGCCTTTTATACACACAAAAACAATAACCCAAAAAGCAAACCACATACCTATAGCAGAAAGCCATACTATTGCTTTTTCTACTTTGCATAGATTTTTCAAATCCTTCATTTCATACCCTTAAAATATAAATACTCAGCCTTGCTAACCCGCTCGCCGTTAATGCGATAAGTCACCTTCTTTTGCTTTTCATTGTTACGCGCTGCAATATTCCAGATAGCATCTGTTTTAATTTCTGTGTTGCCGCCTACAAAGTTTGAACTACCTGCTACACCGTTGTTAATCATAAATCACCATATCCAATTAATAATAATATCTAAAACCTTTGGCCCTGCTAAAACATAACCAACAGCAAAGCCAATCATTAAACACAACAAACAGTAAGTTGCGCACTCAAAAGCTAAATCAATCAATTTCATCATCCCAAACATCCTTACTTAGTTCATTAATTAACTTTTTAAGCTCAATTTTTTCTTTTAAGCCAGCATACCTGGTAGCTCTCTTTTCCATGTATGAGCGCTGAACCTGTTTTAATCGGTTAATATTTTTACGCTCTTGCTGTAAATCTTGTTCAGTTACCATAAATCACCTCGTTTGTTTTTTATCACTATAAACACGTATAAATAATTTACCTAACGAATTAAATCGATTAAATAGATAACCGGTAATCGAAAAAATGAATTAGATATTTTCTCAAGCTTGCGAAATAATAGATTAAACAATTTAGAGAGGTGATTTATGGGTGATGTTGGTGAAACTTTTAAAGCGCTAAAAGAACATGTAAAGGCAGTTAAAAAGAATAGGCTACTGATGGCTGACGATTCCATATGGAAAAAGCATACAGATTATCATTGGTTTAATTATCTTAGCAATGGGGATAAGGCTGAATACTGGCCATCTACTGGAAAAATGGGAATAAAAGGAAATATATTCCACATTAACAGCAAGAAAGGTAAAAAGGTATTGAGTGAGCTGAATGCACAAATTCAAAAATAAACGCACAGGCAAAGTAATAACAACGCCATATCAAGCAGAAGCGGAAAAATACCGCACTAACATTAATTATATAGAGGTGAATATGAGTAAAGATTTTTACAAAAAGAAGATACAAGAGCATTTTACTAAATACGAAAAGGCTGTTGAGGCTGGTGATAAAGTAAAGATTGATTATCACATGAAAGAGTATTTGAATTATCAAACCGCACTAAAAGCAGCCAAGTAAAGCTAAATTTAAAACAATCAAAAAGTAATGTATAATAAAGTCAAGTTCAACCGCTTGGCTTTTTTTATGCCTTTAGTAATAGAAGATGGAACGCAGGTAGCAGGCGCTAACAGCTACACAGACCTTGCAAGCGCTAGGCTTATAGCTGCGCAGTTTGGTTTAGAGTTAGACGCTGACGACACAGCAGCAGAAAATAATCTAATTGTTGCTTATAATTGGCTTAATACGCTTGAGTCTGAATTACAAGGAACTCGCCTAAGCGACCAGGACACAAGTACAGCTCAAACTGGCATTTATCCTCGCTCACCTGTTTCAATTCGCGGTAATATTATCGGCGCCAACGTAATCCCGCTGGAATTAATCCAAGCTCAAGTTGCAGCTAGTCATGGTAATCAATCAGGCAATATTTTAACGCCAGAAATACCAACTACAGGCGCGGTAACTAAAGAAAAATTGGATGGTGTAGGTGAGATTGAATACAAAGAAGGTTATGCACCATCTGGCGACAATGCTAACAGCTCTTTAGTATTTGCTAAGTCTTTGCTTGAACCGCTACTTAAATCAGCGCTTGGCATTACCGGTAGCGGTTTAACGCTAGTTAAAGGTTACTCATAATGCCTATTAATCGTCAGTTTGGCCGCGACCTTTCCGAAAAGCTAATTAATGGCGCTTTCGCTGGTGCAAGGCGTGATATTGAGATTGTGCAATCAACTGGATTCGACCCGATTAACGAGACTGAAACAACAGTAACTTTCACTGGTAAATGTATCCGCACTAAGTTTGACGGCTCAAGCTATGAGAATCAAAATATACTTGACGCTGAATTTGCGCTAAAAGTAAAAGCTAGTGAAGTGCCATTCGAAGTTAGACAGGATAATTGCACATGCAAGATACAAGACCTTGACCCGTCAAACGATGCAGATTTAGGTATGGTATCTTGTGATATATTAGCAGTTATGAAAGACGGTGTTGACGCTGTTTATACTATTGTGGCTAAGAGGTCTTAATGGCTATAACGACAACAAATCATGCTGAAAGATTCGATATTGAATCAGAGCTAAATGATTATGTCGGCGAAAGCATTAAGTCAGTTGCGCTAAACTTTCTGCGCATTGTCACGTTTGCAAGCCCTGTTGATACTGGAAGGTTTAGGGCTAATTGGACTGTTGGAGTTAATTCGCCTGACGATAACAATTATCAGAATAGAAGAAGTGCACAGTCAAATATAGCAAGGCAGAGCAGAGCTATAAAGGCTTTAAATGCGACACCTTTAACTGTCATATACATTAGCAATAACCTACCTTACGCAAGGCGGTTAAATAATGGATGGTCTAAACAAGCGCCTAAATTCTTTGTTGAACAAGCGGCGCGTAGAGCTGGGATAAATATTAAAGATGGCATCTTATGATCGCGGTGATGCTGTAAAGGCATTGCAAACAAGGCTATACAACAATTTACCAACAGGTTTTACATCTGCTGATGTTAAGTGGATTAACTCCAAGTTTAACACACCAAACGGTAAGCCATGGATTAGGGAGTCAACAACGCTACTTGCAACAGCTCAAGACCCTTGCAAGTGGAAGCGTGATGAAATGTTTTATACGCTTGATTTGTTTTACCCTACAGGCTCGTTTATAAATGCAATGTATGACGCAGCAAAAGAGCTTAGGCAGTTATTTGAAAACCAAGTTTTCGATAATGTAAAATGCTTAAACGTAGAAATTGAGGATATTGGCGAGGAATCGCAATGGTATCAAATACAATTAAATATAAACTTTTATTATGAGGGGCTATAAATGGCTAACGATAATATTAGAGCTTTAGATCAAAAAGTATTTATTGCTCCACAATCAGCAAAAGACGATATTGCAACACCGGCTTTTGATTTCTTTTGGCGTTCAAGTGGAGCACCTGCTGACACTGTAAATTACACGCAATCATCAATGTTAGACCCAGAAGGTCAAGCGCCAGAATCAGTTAAAACATCAACTGAGTATCAAATGGAAGCTGAACGCGACTATGCTGATTATTCGTTTAACATGTTTAAAAAGGCAATTCACGGTGTTGAAACTTTAACAGATGTTACAGGCGCTGACATTCAAGCAACAGCTAGCGGTTTTGATTCTGGTGCGTCAGATGCATTTGCTGATTTGATTGTTGGTGATCATTTTTGGGTAAGTGGGTTTGCTAATAACGACATTAACGGCGGCTATATTATAGCAACAAAAACAGATGATAACACAGTGACAACAGCTCAAGCGCCAGCGGCAACTGAGGCGGCAGGAGCATCTGTAACCGTATTTAGTCGAAAGGTAACAAGCGGTTTAACTCGCTATTACGACACACTACAAGAGCGCCTACCTTACGACTCAGGTGCAGGCGGAATTGGTTATCAAACCTATTACAATGGCCTGATTAACGCTGCTAGCTTAACAATTCCAGAGGCGGACATTATCACTACATCTGGCACATGGTTAATTGGTAATAAGCTAGACAGTAAAGACGCTGTTGCAGGTCAAACTGATAACGCATCAGTGCGCAGTGATTCTTATAGCTCCGATAACATTTATGATTTCTGGGTTAATGACGACTCTAAAAAGTGTTACATTCGCAGCGGCGAGCTTTCTATTGATAACCAATATGAAACGTCTGATGCGGCTGGGTGTAGTGGTCGCGAGTTTGGCAAGGGATCAATCAGTGTAACCTTTAGCGGTACTTCTTACACCAACTCTGCAAATCCTTATGAGTTTAAAGACTTTGCTGCAAACTCAACAGATATTAGCTTTGCTTTTGGCTTAAAATCTAATGATGGTTTGACTGAAACTGTTTACAAAATGCCAAGATGTAAATCAAATAACGTCACAACGTCTGCGGAAGCCAACCTCTTGAATACTAGCTTTGAGCTTAACGCGCAAGGCAGTAAAGCAGAGTCAACAACATTAACTATTTACACTAACGTTTAATTTTTAAGCCCTGGGGATGCTTAGCGGCTCCCCTTTTTTGGGCTTTGAGGGCTTAACATGAATTTACGCGACTACAAAGAAGATACTGAAAAGTGGATGAATGGCGCACCAGTAAAGTTTGGTGGCGCTATATTTTGGATTAGGCGATATTCAACACCAGAATCAAACAAAGCTTTAGCGGCAATAAGAAAGCGAAAAACAAACCCATATGAAACATTAACAAAAGAAGAAATAGCAGAGCGCGAGCAGGAAGTGTTAGCAGTTTGGCTTGTTGAGTTCTGCGTGACTAAATGGCGCGGTGTGTTTGATGAAAACGACAATGAATTACCATTTAACAAAAAGAACGCAGCCGAGCTGTTTTTGAATCCTTCTTACTATCACTCAATTAACCAAGAGCTAATACTAAAGTCAATGGAGTTCGACAGCTTTTTATTCGATAACATAAATAAGGATATTGGAGAAATTAAAAAGCGCGTTGCTTTTGATGTTAATTACCCAACAGAAAAAGAGAAGATAGCTTACTTGAAGATGTGTCAAAAGGCAGGCGCAGATCCAGAAGTGCCAATGCTAAACGACCTACAAACAGAAATATTAAACGCTTTTTACGCTTGTGATAGAGAGCGAGCAAATGACGAATATATCAAGCAAGAGCAAGCTAAGCGATTTACTGATACAATAGCTTTGGATGAAGATATTTCATGGCGAGCAATCAAAGAGCTTGATAGCCACATTATACAGTTGAGAGCTGAGAAACATGCCAGAAAAAACGATAAAGGTTAGGGTTGATTCGGGAAACTCTAAGCAGGAAATAAACGAGCTTAACAATTCTATGAAGAACTTGGGCGCTCAGGCTGATAAAGCTGGTGGGCGTCTTGGCGGTATGAGTAGAAATGCTGGTCAAGCTGGTATTCAAATTCAACAGTTTGTAGGGCAGGTGCAGGGCGGTCAGTCCGCCATGCTTGCGCTCTCTCAGCAAGCTGCGGATTTAGGTATTGTATTAGGTGCTCCGCTTGTTGGTGCTGTTGTTGGCCTATCTGCGTCTTTTGCTGGTTTGCTAATACCAAGCCTATTAGAAGCTGATGACGCTTTAGAGAAGTACACAGAGGCACAGAAAGAAGCACAGAAAGAACTTAACAGCTTTATTGAGTCAACAGACCAAGCAAGTAAAAATGAAGCTATATTGGCAGCAACATCTCGCTTAAATAACGAATACGACGAACTACAAAAGAAAATAGAAGCAGCTAGAGCTGAGCAGGAAGCTATAACGCAGCAAATCGGCACAGCAAGCGAAACTGCTGTTGGCAGATTAACAGCTAGATTTGAAAGCCTAAACACATCAATTGAAGAAAACGAAAAACGCCAAGCGATACTTTCACAGCGTATTGAAGAAACATTTTTGCAAGGACTCCCAGAGGCATCAGACAAAATAGGTGAGGCTAACACTCGATTAAATGCATTTGTTAACGCGCTAACTGTAAAAACTGAAACTTTAGGACTAACACAAAGGGAGCTTGCATTATACACAGCGCAACAACTCGGTGCTACACAGGCTGATATTCAAGCTATAAACCAGAAGTATGACCTGATAGACGCTTACAACCTGCAAATTGATGCTGAAAAGAAACTGCTAGCAGAGAAAAAGCTGGCTCAAACATTCGCTGAAAGCGTTATAGGTAGAGGTCAATCAGAAAGTGAAAGGTTTGCTAATGAGCTGGTTAAACTTGATGAGCTTAGGGCGCAAGGGTTGATTAGCCAGCAAACCTATGATGAAGCGATTGTGGCAAGTGTTACAGCTAGAGCAGATCAAATTGAAGCGCAAAATCAGCGCACCCAACAACTTGAAAACAATTATAAAAATATTCTTATAAATACAGCGGTTGCAGCTCTTAACCTTACCAAGAATAACAACAAAAAGATGACAAAAGAGCAGAAGAAGCAAGCCAAGCAAAGTGTTTACATTAATACGGCTGCGGCAATAGCTAGGGCGTATGGTGAGAATAACTTCTACGTTGCATCTGCCATGGCTGTTTTTCTGGCTGCTATGCAATTAAGGCAAATAAATGCAATTGAAACAGCGAGTGGCGGAGGCGGCGGTGATGCTGGCGCACCTCAAATAGCAGCACAACCAGCTCAACAACAGCAGCAATCGAGTACATTTGAGATACTTGGCTTGGACACTTTAATAGGCGAGCTGAGAGAATCAAACGGCGTGTTAAGCACTGATGCTGTAGCGAATATGTTTGAGTCATTTAGACAAGCAGGCCAAAACGGTGCTAATACAAGTTTAGGCGGCTAAAGCAGGAGTTAAAATAATGATAGGGCAAGCAATAGTACTGACAGCATCACAGGAGCAGCAATTTTTAAGTTGCGCTAACTCTTACATGTTGTACGACAATTTAATCTATCGTCAAAACACGACCATAACCAGCTCACAAGAGGGGAGCGAATCCGCAGGAGTTTTAGCGCTCAAAGATGGCAATACGGATATTAAATGGATTAGCGATAACTCGCCTACTGTAGAGATTGAAGTTACGCTACCTCAGACTGCGTTTATAAATTCAATGGCTGTTAGCGGCGCAAACTTAACGCAGGCTTTAGTAAGATGGAATTTTTACACTTGGGATGCTATCGGTAGTGCTTGGGTTTTGCAAAAGCAAGGTAGCGGCAAGAAAGATAACAGCCCAATTTTCTTGGTTTTTGATGAAGTTGAAACGGCAAAAGTTAAATTTGAGTTTATTTGTAATGGAGAATTGCGAATTGGTGAGCTTGGGTGTGGTAAAGCTTTGCGATTCCCTGTTAGTCCTGGGTTGGGGTTTCAACCGTCAAAATGGCAGAATGACAATAAAGTCATCAATACAACAACAGAAGGCAATAGCCTTGCAAACTCGACTGTATTAAAAAGAACGGTCACAGAAAATCCTAAGTTTAATTTGTTAGATCCTAATTGGCTAGATGAAAAATGGGTTGATGTAATGGAAAAAGCGACTGGCTTGCCCGTGTGGTTTGCGTGGAACCAGCAAAAAGAGCCTAACAATGTCATTTATGGCCATTTAAGCACTGATGTTAAACCTGCTTATGATTCAAGCCTGTTATCTAGCTTAAACCTTACAATTAAAGGTGTTAAATGAGTTACACAGATCTAGTTAACACTAATGCGCGCCAATACGTAGAGTTTATTGAGTTAAGACTTGACATTAACGACCCCACAAAAGATGAGCAGTGGGCGGCAGATCCCAACAGCTTTGGCACACCAAAAACAACGGACGATATTGAAGCTTACACTGGTAATGATTTTAGACTGTACCGCTACTCGCAAACTCACATCGCTAATTTGCAGCACTTTGGCAGTGAGTCGGTAAAGATTGGTAATTTTTCAACGCCTCGCGCAGACCCCTCTAAAACAATCGGGATGCGAGCAAACCTAAGCGTATCAATTAAAGACTTTATTGATAATGACGCGTACAGCTTGAGAGGGCTGTATGTTGACAGAGCTGTAAAGGGCAGTCACTTTTGCAAACTGTTTGCGCGTAACCATATCAAGAATAAAACCGCTTACGTTTACCGTGGTTATTTAGTTAACGGTCTTTACTATCCAGAAAACTTTAAACGCGAATCATACATTGTCGATAGCTATCAAAACCCAAGCCGTGATGTAGTTAAGTTTAATCTCGTTGATGTGCTAAAACTATCTGACATTAAAAACAAAAAAGTGCCAGAGCAAACTAACGGCGTAATTGCTTTTGATATTAATTCATCCGCAACAACATTGTCCTTTAGCCCTAGCAAAGAAAATGAATATGGAGACATTGGCGCTACAGGCAGAATTGTCATTAATGATGAGTTCATGGATTTCACCGTAGCAACACCAACAACTATGACTGTTGTTCGTGGTGTTGGTGGTAC